GGCCAAGTCGGCGCATCGCTGCTCAGCGACGGGCTTCTTCGGACCGCGCCAGCACGTGGTGTACACCGCGCAGACGAGGCAGAAGGCCCGGGAGAAGTGGGAAGAGGACTTCCTCGCCGACCTGAAGGCGTCAGCGGCGTTCCGGGCCCGGATACGGCCGCATCTGGGCAACGGGAACGAGCACGTCCGGTTCCAGAATGGCTCCCGGTTCGGGCTGGAGTCGTCCACGGAGAAGGCCGGCCATGGCCCGACGGTGGACGAGGCATACGAGGATGAGGCATTCGCTCATCAGGACTGGCGGCTGGAGCAGGCGTTCGGCCCGGCAATGATCACGCGGCGCAACAAGCTGCTGGCGTGGATCTCGACGGCGGGCTGGCTGGACGGCTCGCCGTACCTGGCTGACAAGGTCGAGCTGGGCCGCATGGCCGTGCTTGACGGGCGGCAGGCCGGGCTGGCGTACTTCGAGTGGTCGGCTCCGGAAGATGCGGATCCTGGTGATCCGGCTACCTGGTACGGGTGCATGCCGGCGCTGGGTTACACGATCACCGAGGATGCGATCCGGGCTGAGTACGAGAAGGCCCGGGACAGCGGCAAGCTGAATGAGTTCAAGCGCCCGTACCTGAATCAGTGGGTGCCGAAGGGCGTGGCGGATACGTGGCAGAAGATCAGCGAGGCCGACTGGACGGCGTCCGCTGACCCGGCGTCGCAGCTAGCGGGCCGGGTGGCGCTGGCGTTCAGCGTGGAGCGAGATGGCGCGTCCGCGTCAATTGCTGTCGGTGGGAGGCGACCGGACGGCCGCGGGCACGGCGAGCTGACGGACCCGCCGCAGCCGGGCACCGCATGGCTGATTCCGCGGGTGCTGGAGCTGGCGGACAGGTGGGATCCGTGCGTGCTGGTGATGAACGGCGGCGGGGCTGCGCCAGCGTTCGAGAAGGAGCTCATCGAGCGAGGGTTCAGGACTAAGCCGGAGCCGGGGAAGCGGCTGCTGCAGGTGACGGGGATGCGGGAGTACGCGCAGGCCTGCGGGGCGCTGGCCGAGGACGTGAAGAACGACCGGTGGCGGCACCTTGCCCAGGGGCCGCTGACAGATGCGGCAGCTGGTGCCGGGACGCGCCCGCTGGCAGATGCGTGGGCGTGGGCAAGGGACAAATCGGCAGCCGATATCTCGCCGCTGGATGCGGTCACCCTGGCCCGGCACGGGTTCATGACGCACGGCGTCAGGGGCACCCCGTTTTTCGGATCCTGGCGATAGGAGAGCCCTGTGGCAGCGAGCCTGCTGGAGCGGATCCCGGTTGCGGAGATCACTGAGCAGGCCCGCCAGGCGCACCCCGGGCGGGCCGCGCTGACAGTGGTTGCCGCGGTGCTGCTCGGCGCGGGCTGGCTGGCGGCCCGCACGCTGAACGTGCTGTGGCTCGGCGCGGCGTGGATGGCCATCGCCGTCCGCGAGGGCTGGCGGGACGGCCGGTCACCCGAATGGGCGGCTCATGTAGCCCGCAAGCAGGACGCACAGCGGAGGGCCCGTGCCGGGCGCGCTGGACCGGGTTAACGCGAGGTTCGCCGAGACACGAGGCCGGCCGGCCTCAGGCGAGCAGCGCGGCTCCATCGACCAGTGGATCAGCGAGTACCTGCTGCCGTCGGGCATGGCCAACCAGTTCGTCTTCGGCGGCCACGCCTACGGCTTCGGGAGTGCCACCCCGAACGTCACCTGGGGCACGAGCAAGGCCCGCGAGTTCTCCTCCGACCTGCCGGGGCACGCCGCGGCGGTGAAAGCGTGCCCGCCGGCGTTCGCCGCTGAGCTCGTGCGGGCCCTGGTCCTGTCACAGGCGCGGTTCACGTTCCGGAACGTGCGGTGGTCGAAGACGCCGCGGCGCATGTTCGGCACGCAGGCGCTGTCGCTGCTGGAGCGGCCGTGGCCGAACGGGACGACCGGTGACCTGATCGGCAAGATGGAGTGGCACGCCGGGCTGGCGGGCAACTCGTTCGTGACGAACTGGCAGCAGCGCAACCGGCTGCGGGTGCTAAGGCCGGACTGGACGGCGATCGTCTACGGGTCGCAGTCCGAGCCTGATGATCCGGCCGGCGCGCTGGACGGCGAGGTCCTGGGCTACGTCTACCAGAACGGCGGGATCAAGCCCGGCAACCAGAACCAGATGCAGACGCTGCCGGTTTCCTCGGTGGCGCACTGGGCGCCGCTGCCGGATCCGCTGAACGCCGGGCTGGGCATGTCGTGGATCACGCCCGCGCTGCGGGAGATCCAGGGCGACATGCTCACCTCCCAGCACAAGATCACCTACTTCTCGAACGGCGCGACGCCGAACATGGTGGTCAAGGGCATCCCGGCGGTCACCAGGGAACAGTTCGACGAGATCGTCGACGCGATGGAGGACCGGCACGCCGGCATCGCGAACGCCTACCGGACGCTGTACCTGACGGCCGGCGCCGACGCGACGGTGGTCGGCTCGAACATGGCCGAGCTGGACTTCCGCGGCATCCAGGCGGGCGGCGAGACCCGGATCGCGTTCCTGTCCCGCGTCCCGGCGCCGCTGCTGGGCATCAGCGAGGGCCTGGCCGGGTCGTCGCTGAACGCGGGGAACTTCTCGGCGGCCCGGCGCATGTTCGCCGACTCGTGGATCTTCCCGACACTGCAGAACCTGGCGTCGACGGTGGCGCCGCTGGTGACCGTGCCAGGCGACGCCGAGCTGTGGTTCGACACCGCCGACATGCCGATCCTGCGTGAGGACGCGAAGGACGCCGCGGACATCGAGCAGGTGAAGTCGTCGACGATCACCGCCTACGTCAAGGAGGGTTTCACGCCGGAGTCGGCGGTCGCGGCGGTGAGCGGGCAGGACATCACGCTGCTGAGGCACACGGGCCTGACGTCGGTGCAGCTGTGGGCGCCGGGCCTGGAGGGCCCGCGCAAGCTCGGCCCTGGCGCCGAGAGCCCCGTCCATCCCACCGGGCCGCCCCCGCCCGCCAAGGGCGCGCCAGCGCCGCCCGCCCAGTCAGGCAGCGACCAGGCCGGAGGCACGGGAGGTGCGGGCAATGGCTGAGCTGGCCAGGTTCAACCCGAACCACGCGGCCGCTGGTGAGCCGACGGGCGGCCAGTTCGCCCCGGCAGCAGGCAGCGGCTCGAAGAAGGCCCCGGCCACTAAGGAGCAGGGCAAGGCCCCGGCGAAGAAGGACGGCGCCAAGGGGAGCGCCGCCCCGCCGGCTCATACCCCCCGCGAGCGGCTGCTCGCCGAAGCGCACGCCGACCGGGAACGCGCCCGCGAGCTGGAGCACCAGCTCCGCGGCCTGGAGCACCAGCACGCCCAGGCCGTGGCGGCGGCGAAGCATTCCGCGGCGCAGGCAGCGGCGGCGAAGAAGGCCGGGCACGTCGTCCACCACCGCCGCCACACCGCGGCGCACCACCGCCACCGCAAGCACGCGGCGACGCTGGCCACGCGGATCGGCCGCCTGCGGACGGAGATCCACACGCTGCGGGAAAAGGCGTCGGCCCTGGAGAAGCAGGCGAAGTCAGCCCGGTCCCTGCCCCTCGTGACGGCGCGTGCCGCTGGCCAGGTCACGAACCCCGAGGGCACCGAGAAGCTCCACGAGTACTGGGTGCACGGCGAGGGCGCCGCGAAGATCGCCTGGGGCACCCCCGGGGACTTCGACCGGTGCGTGATGCACCTCGGCAAGTTCATCAGGGACCCGAAGGGCTACTGCGCGCAGGCGCATCACGACGCGCTGGGCATCTGGCCCGCCACGCACGCCGCGCAGATGAAGGCCGGGCATACCAAATCAGCCGGGAGGCCGGGCATGGACAGGGCAGGCATGAACAGCAGCGGACCAGACGGTGAGTTCCGGACGATGCCGCTGTCCTCGCCGCTGGACGTCGCGGCGAACGGCGACGGGCTCACCTTCTCCGGCTACGCCGCGGTCTACAACCGCACGGCGCGGATCTCCGCCACCGACGGCGACTTCGACGAGCAGATCATGCCGGGCGCGTTCCGTGCCGTTGCCGCCGGTGCCTACCCGAAGCTGATGTTCGAGCACGGCCGCCACCCGCTGATCGGCACGATGCCGCTGGGGAAGATCACTGACGCCCGCGAGGACGATACCGGCCTGTGGATCGAGGCGCGGCTAACCGACAACTGGCTGATCTCCCCGGTCCGCGATGCCGTGGCCAATGAGGCGCTGGACGGCATGAGCTTCCGGTTCACCGTCGACGGCGACGACGGCGAGACCTGGACGGACCGCCAGGGTGACATCCCCCTGCGGTCACTGATGTCGCTGAATGTCCCCGAGCTCGGGCCGGTGGTGTTCCCGGCCTACGAGCCGACGACCGCGAATGTGCGGTCGGTTCTCGACAAGCTTCCGGTCATCGGGCGGCCCCAGGCGAGTGCCGGGGCGGCGAGCGACCGGGACCGCGGCGAGCCTGACGGCGAGCTGCAAGCAGTCCTGTCCCGTCGTTTCAGCCGCGATGGCGAGGCCCTCGCCCTGCGCGGCATCGGAAAAGTGAGGATCTGATGACCATCCGCCCTGCCGGGCCGTACCGCCCGGCGCCCATCATCGGGTACCGCAAGAACGGCACCCCCATCCGTCTCGCCGCCGGCGGCGACGAGAACGCGACCAAGACGCTGGAGATCCTGCCCGAGCTCCGCGGCAAGGACGCGGCCGACCTGAAGCCCGACGCCGGCTACCCCGAGGAGCTGCGCGGCAAGACCCCGGCCGAGCTGCAGGCCTTCGTGGAGGTCCTGGACGCTCACCTGCGGTCGATCCACCAGGACGACAGCGGCGAGCTGCGGGACAAGACCACGGACGAGCAGAAGGCGTTCGCCTACGGCCTGCAGCTCCGCGACCTGGCCATCAAGCGGATCGACGAGGACCGCGCGATCAAGGAGGTCTTCAAGCGGCGCCCCAAGGCCGTCCAGACCGCGATCGCCTCGGCGGCGTTCGGCGCCGGCGACGACCCGTTCGGCGCGGTCCGCCGCATGTCGGTGCCCGAGGCCCGCGACCAGGCGCTGCGGGTCCTGGACGACCGGCGCGCCTCGGCGATGCTGCGGTCCGACCAGAAGGACGAGGTCGAGCGGCAGATCCGCAAGAACACCGACATCGCCCGCCGGATCCTCGTCACCGAGAACGACGGCTACCGGTCGGCGTGGCAGAAGCTGGTCACCGACCCGCACGCCGCGGCGATGCTCACCGAGGACGAGCGGACCGCGATCCAGGCCTACGGCGAGTACCGGGCGATGTCCGAGGGCACCAACACCGCCGGCGGGTTCGGCATCCCGGTGTTCATCGACCCGTCGATCATCATGAC